AGATTGAATCCTATGTACCTCAGCCGGATCCTTTAGCACAACGTAAAGCAGAACTAGAGATTGCTTTAATGGAGGCGCAACTACAGAAAGAACAAGCACTGGCCCAACAAGCTCAATCGACTGCTCAACTTAATATGGCTAAGGTAGGCACTGAAGAAGTTAAACAAGGTAATCTCCAGTCTGATACTGATATTAAGAACTTGGACTTTGTTGAACAGGAGTCCGGAGTTAAACAAGAGCGTGATCTACAGAAGCAAGGTGAGCAGGCGCGCAGTCAAGCTCAGTTGAAGATGCTTGATAGGGAATTGAATAGAGAAAAGATGGTGTTCGATCTTCAAAAGGAAAGATTAAGAACACAAATATAATTAAATAGTATATATTTACCGCCACCTAGTCCCCACGACGGGTTTGAATAACATAATAGGACAATGCAAATGAACGACAACGCAATCCAGGAAATTGATCTGAACATTAAAGAGGCACAAAAGATTGTTGATCTTGGTGCTTCTGTTCAACGGCTTACTGCTAATCGTGACTTCAAGAAAGTCGTGATGGAAATGTATTTTGAAAAGGAAGCAGTTCGGCTGGTTCACCTGAAAGCGAATCCTGCAATGCAGGATAAGGATCGTCAGGAAGCGATAGTTAAAGAGATGGATGCTATTGGTTCGTTCCATCAGTTCCTACGCACGCTCGAGATTCAAGCTGAAATGGCACGTCGTGCTGTTGAGGATAGTGAAGATCTCCGAGAAGAACTGCTTGCGGAGGGGGGTGAATAATGAGTCAGCCGGGTGAGGATGTGGACATGAAGTCTCCCTTGGAGATGTCCGACGAAGAACTGATGAATCTGGATCCTTCGACCCTGGATCAGTTCGATGAGCCGCAGCCCGCTGAAGCGACCGGGGGCGAAGCCCCTGAGGTCGCGGAAGCAGGCGAGGCGGTTGAAGAGGAAAATCAGGAAAGCGATGAAGTTCCTGAACAACCTGCTGCTTCGTCTGAGGAAGAACAGGAAGAAGAAGTTGTTGATGTCCCTGCTCAGGTCGTTAAACCAGAAGGGAAGCAGGAAGAAGAAGCAATCCCAGAAGCAGAAGTAGCTTCAGGGAAGGAAGTAGATTACAAGGCCGAATACGAAAAGCTGCTGAAGCCTTTCAAGGCCAATGGGCGGGATATTCAAGTGGGTAGTGTGGACGATGCCGTTGCATTAATGCAGATGGGTGCCAACTACAACAAGAAGATGGCCGCACTCAAACCGAACATGAAGCTCATGAAGATGTTGGAGAACCATGATCTTCTGAGCGAAGACAAACTCAACTACCTGATTGATCTGTCCCGTAAAGATGCTGGGGCAATCAACAAGTTGATTAAAGAAAGTGGTATTGATCCCCTCACTCTCGATACCGAGAAAGCGGATGGATACACTCCGAAGTCCTATAAGGTTGACGAACGTGAAATCGAACTGGATATGGTGCTTGAACAAATTCAGCACAGCCAGGCTTACCCGAAGACACTTGAAGTCGTCAGCAAACAATGGGATCCGGCGAGCCGTCAGACCGTCGCCAATTCACCGCAGTTACTGAAGATCATCAATGACCACGTAGACCGTGGCATCTACGACGTGATCTCGGCTGAGGTAGAACGCGAACGGATCTTTGGTCGCCTTAATGGCATGTCTGATATCGAAGCTTACCGGCAAGTTGGTGATTCGATCCAGGCGCGTGGAGGGTTTGATCATTTGGTTCAGAAGCGCACTGACCATGGACAACAAGCCGCTGCTCGACCTGTGGTTGTTCAACCGAAACCGAAGATGGCCGAAAACGACAAGCTGCGCGAAATGCGCAAAGCTGCAAGTACATCACAGCCTGCTGCTTCCTCTGGTAAGTCTGTGTCGGATTTCAATCCCCTGGCTTTATCGGATGAGGAATTCAGCAAGCTGGTTCAACCTAAATTCTTATGAAACCAAATAAAGGAAATTAAATGACGCGTCAGTATAACGATCCCGCTGGCGGTACTCCGTCGGACGTGGGTACCCAGTTCCGCAATGAGTACTACCAGAAGCAAGCACTCGTTGAGGCCCGTAAAGAACAGTACTTCTCGCAACTCGCTGATGTGACCTCTATGCCCAAGAACATGGGTAAGAAGATCGTCCGCTACCACTACATCCCGCTGCTTGATGTCGGGAACATCAACGACCAAGGTATCGATGCCGCTGGCGTGACCATCACCGGCACGCAGTACTACGTCAGCTTCCCGAATCTGGTGTTCTCGGTCACCAACGCCAGCAAGACGACCACCGCCGCAGCCATCAACGCCAACATCGACAATGCCGGCTCGGCGGCCACCATCGCGGTCGCCGGTGCTGATGGCTCGGGTGGTGCCGGGCTGGCTACCATCACGCTGACTAAGAACGTGGTCAAGTTCGCCAACACCACCACTGCCACCGCCGCTACGACTGCCGTGCCGGGCAGCTCGGAGCAACAGGGTTCCGGCAACCTGTATGGTTCGTCCAAGGACATTGGCACCATCAGTGGCAAGCTTCCGTCGCTGTCGGAAAATGGTGGTCGTGTTAACCGTGTCGGCTTCAAGCGCAAGACTCTGGAAGGCTCTTTCGAGAAGTTCGGCTTCTTCGATGAGTACACCCAGGAATCGGTTGACTTCGATTCGGATGACACGCTGCTTCAGCACGTCAACCGCGAGATGATCAACGGTGCGTCTGAGATCACTGAAGATGCTCTGCAGATCGACCTGATCAACTATGCTGGTGTGATCAAGTTCGCTGGTAACGCTACGCTGAATACCAACGTCGGTGCTGATGATGTGGTTACCTATGGTGACCTGATGCGTCTGTCTATTGACCTGGACAACAACCGTACCCCGAAGCATACTAAGATCATCACCGGTACTCGCATGATTGATACTCGTACCATTCCGGGCGCTCGTGTCATGTACATCGGTTCGGAACTCATCCCGACCCTGAGGGCCATGAAGGATCTGCACAATAACCCGGCTTTTATCTCGGTTGAGAAATACGCTGCGGGTACTGAAGTCCTGAACGGTGAGATTGGTGCCATCGATAACTTCCGTTTCGTTGTGGTTCCGGAAATGCTGAAGTGGGCTGGTGCTGGTGCTGACGCTTCTGCCAATACCACGCACTACAAGACGGGTACCAAGTTTGACGTGTTCCCGATGCTGTGTGTCGGTAGTGAGTCGTTCACCACCATTGGCTTCCAGACGGACGGCAAGTCGGTCAAGTTCAAGATCACCCACAAGAAGCCGGGTGAAGAAACGGCTGATCGTAATGATCCGTATGGTGAGACGGGCTTCATGTCCATCAAGTGGTACTACGGTTTCATGCCGCTGCGTACGGAGCGTATTGGCCTCATCAAGACTGCCGCTGCGCTGTAATTAGCTAGGTCTGTAAAGGTAGGGGGAGGGTAGCTTCCCCCTATCTACTCCCCCCACATAAATGCAGAAGGAATTCAAATGAACGAAACTAATATTGAAGAACTGAGTCAGGACGAACTGGGTACGCTCAAAGCTCGAGCAGATATGCTCGGTGTGAAGTATCACCCGTCGATCAGTCTGGAAAAGCTGCGTGAAAAGATCACCGCATCGCTTGAAAACGAAACCAAGAATGAAGGTACAGGCATTGGTGCTGCTGAATCTGATACTCAAAAACGTATTCGTCTTCAGCAAGAAGCATCGAAGTTGGTGCGTATTCGCGTCACTTGTATGAACCCGGTCAAGAAAGAGTGGGAGGGTGAGATTTTCACTGTGGGTAATGCAGGCGTGGGTACATTCAAGAAGTACGTTCCGTTCAATGCAGACGATGGTTGGCACGTTCCGAACATCATTTATGAAACTATGAAAGAGCGTCAATGTCAGGTGTTCACTTCCAGTAAAACCAAGAACGGTGTGACGATGCGCCAAGGCAAGCTCATCAAAGAGTTTGCTATCGAAGTTCTTCCCCCGCTAACCGAAGAAGAGTTAAAGGATCTAGCTCAACGTCAGGCCATGGCCCAGTCGATTGACTAACTGAACAGGCACGCACATGACCCCGCTTACCGTAAATGACCTGACTCAAGCCAGCCTGGAAGGGACTGGGGTATTTGATGTCTTGATGCGCGCCAACAAGGCGCACCTAGAGGCTGAATTCTCCAAGAACCGCATCAAAGGGCCGGAGTACTCTACCGTCTATCTTGGAGCACTGGAGTCGGTCATGCAGACTGCGCTTCAGTTCCTGCTCAATAAGGACAAGGCGGCTCTTGAAGCCCAACTGATCCAGGCACAAATTGAAAAGGTCAACGCAGAAATTGATCTTGTCGTGCAGCAGACAGCTAATGCAGTAATCGAAGCTGAAGTACTGCGTGCTCAGAAATGCAAGCTCGATGCTGAGTTTGATATCTTACTTCAGAGCAAGCTTAAGACGGCTGCTGAGGTGACTCTTCTGGGTCAGAAGACTCAGACAGAGAAGGCACAGACCATCGCAATGGGTGTGGATGCAGACAGTGTGATCGGACGCCAGAAAGTGCTCTACGCTGCACAAGCAGCAGGCTTTGAGCGAGATGCTGAGCAGAAAGCAGCCAAGCTCATGGTCGACTCCTGGAACGTTCGTCGTACTACGGATGAGGGTACGGTGGCTGATGCTACCAACATGCTCCATGACCCGGCTGTGGGTAGGGCAGTTAACAAGCTCCTGAGTGGAGTGAATGCGTAATCTGTCGTGGGGCGGCAGCTTGGAGGGGGCCGTAAGGCTCCCTCTTTTTTTGATCCAGGAGAGACATGGGACTATTTAGTAGTAAGAAAAAGACCTACGTAGGCACGTCAGTCATGCGAGTGCTCGAAGATGACGCAATCACTGACACCATGCAAGTCTCTGTTATTCAGGCCATCCTGAAGGACGAAGACATCTCTATGCGTGTTCTGGAGAACATGCAAAATACGATTGGCATCCGTGCTGAACGGATGTATAGCTGGGCAAAGAAGAACTACATCTATGGGCTTCCTTCTGGAAAGTTGGTCTCTACGCAGGAAGGGGTAGAACAAGCTCAAGATGTGCTTACTTCAATTGAAGGTCAGCCTGTTGTAGTTGAGTATTCTCACCTGGCTCCTGCAAATAGGTTGCATGTAGCTTGGATGCGTCTTATCAATCAGTATGGGTATAACCCAGTAACCAATGAGATCTCTGTTCTGTCAGCACAGAAAGGCACACAAGTTCTACTGGATGATATCCGAATTGAAATTCCATCATCTGAATTAAGTAGCTTACCTGCAGAGACATTAGAGCAATGGGGTTTAGCGGCTGTATCTGGTTACCAGCCTTATCGTGGTCCTACTAATGACACACTTAGAAATATTTATCAGCCTAGTAAAGTATTGAGCATAGGAAATGCTGGCCCTTCACAACAACAAGCACGTATTACATATTCTTGGGATGGGCCTGGTCAATATATCTGGGGTACTAGTCGTGTGACAAGTAGCTTAGTTATTTCATTGGCTGATTTAGATCAGGACGATGATTATCTACAGGTTAAGTACAGCATTCCTGAGCAGACTAAGTACTGGATGTATAAAATTGGAGCAGGGACTTATCCATCATTGGATTCGTTATATAACGTGCCTCCAGATACTTCAGGAACATTCTTTCCTTTCATCTTCTTCAGGCACAATAAATCTAAGCTGAATGAAGATGGTTTCGGTGAAGGCTACCGAGACAATAAGAAGATGTGTGACATCATGAAGCTGGATTACGATTCCATTTTAGATGGCATCCATGAGAATCCAGACATTGATGATGTAACTCAGGCAGTCATGACTTTTGCTGTACCCCCTAATCCATCCTCTCAAATTGAGAAACGGTATCTGTTTGACTTCTTCTCAGAGCAGTTTCTTTATCAAGATCAATCAATTAAAGTTAGCTACTCATCTGATATCTTTAAATTGAATAATAAGTTGTGGGGTAATAAAACCAAGCTTGGAACTAAGCACGCAATTGTTATACAAGATCAACTCTTCAAGATGAGTCTTGGATTTAATCAGATTTATAAAAAAATTAAAGCAGGGGTAATTGGTCCTAAAGGACATTACACCAGTAGCTATGGGACAGTTAATGAAGCTGTGAAAGTAGAAGATGAAACTGGAAATACGATTACTCAGTCCTATCCTGTCCGTGTCTATACCTATAGATCCCAAATCAGTGCACGGTATTACCAGGAGGTAGAAGTAAGGGGGTTAGTTACTGAATACCATATCTC